TATCGCATTGCCTATGGCAATCGGTTCGCTTGTTCTTTGGCTTATGTCTCACGGCTTTGATGACTGGGTGCCTGTTATATGTGGTGCTGCAGACAATCTTGGCATCGTAGTTACGGAGTGTAAATAATGTGGGGAGCAATAATTGGCGGAGCACTTACAGGTTACGGACAGTATAGAGCAAATAAAGAAAGCCGTAATTATGCCACAAAAATGAGCGGAACTGCCCATCAAAGACAGATGGCAGATTTAAAAGCAGCTGGGATAAATCCCATGTTAGCCGGTAGGCTCGGTGGTGCATCCACACCCTCTTACCAAGCAGGCAACATTGGAGCTGCCGCGATGCAGGGATATGGTCAATATAGCAGTGCTAGGCAAGCGCAAGCGCAAACAAGACAGGCTGATGCTCAAACGGGACAAATAAAACAACAAACGAAAAAAATTGTTCAAGAGGTTAAGCAAATGAAAGATTTGCATAACGAAAGGTGGCAAAGATTATTTGCCACGATGGGTCCCGATAATATTGCAGCATCTGTAGCAGCAGCAATAAATAATGTCGATGTAAAGTTGTTGTTGAATCAGGTTGCACGTAAAACAAGTGCAAGTGTCAACACAATGGATGATTTAAAAGCGTTGTTGATGGCAACGCAAGCTCAAAAGTCGTGGTTAGCCCAAAACGTAAGTGGTCTTGATTCGGTTATCAAAAACGTATTTAAACCGTCGGATATGCGAAACGATAGGTATACAAAAGCAGCTAGAGGAAATTAACATGGCTAAAATGGTATTTAAAACAGGTTATAACGAGCGGCAGCGCGTTCAAACAGAACCAAAAGGCGAAAGCCTCACACAACAGCATTTCGCTCATGAGGCGGACGTGCGTAATATCATTAAGCAATATGACAAAACAGGTCTTATTGCAAATGTACAAAAGGGCGTAGCTCAATACGGTGACTATTCAGAAGTCAACGAATATAGAGAGGCGTTAGACCTCGTCAATGAAGCAAACGGTATGTTTGCAGATTTACCCGCAGAATTGCGGGAAATGTTCCAGAATAATGCTGGTACGTTCTTGGAGTTTGCAACAAACCCAAAGAACGAAAATAAAATGATCGAGCTTGGACTCAAGGAGGCTCCTGTCCAAGAAGTACAGCCTATTAAGGCTGAAAATAAGGCTGCCGAGCCTCCCGCTCCCCAAGAAGCTGGGGAGTAGAGGCAGCCAGGGCACAGTTACTCACTTGATGTAACTGTGCCCACTGACACCAAAGGAGGAAAAAGGTGGAAACAATTAAATATAATTTAACTCAGGCCAAGACACGGGAAGATAAAACACAGTGGATCAAAATAGGGATAGCACAAAAGAGCGACCGTAATTTTTGGATCAAGTTAGATGTGTTGCCGATTGCAGACAAAAACGGCGAAATATGGTTAAATTTATTTGAAAGGAAAGATGATGAAGTACAGAAAAAAAATGTCTAAGCGCGCTAGTCGTAAACAATTTACAAAAGGTGCTATGAGAGTGAAGGGTAGAAACTTCACAAAACCTATGCGCGGCGGCATCCGTCTATAGATGCCATGCTATCATCCTCTGGTAGCCTATAAATGCGATGGAAAAGTAGTATTTGATAAGCCCTTCGCATTTGCGAGGGGCTTTAATTTACCCTGTGGCCAATGTATTGGCTGCAGGTTAGACTACAGTCGCCAATGGGCTATCAGGTGCGTCCATGAGGCTCAGATGCATGAGGATAATTGTTTCATTACCTTAACGTTTGACAATGAACACATTGCAAAACGTAAAAATCCGGAAAGTTTAGATAATACAGAGTTCCAAAGGTTTATGAAACGCCTCCGGAAAAAGTATCCCCACAAAATAAGGTTTTTTCATTGTGGGGAATATGGGGATCAAAATAAAAGACCACATTATCATGCGTTATTATTTGGGCATGATTTCAAAGATAAAAAATTGTGGTCAAATAAAGGCGACTTTAAGTTATTTGTAAGTCAAGAATTAGGTGAATTATGGCCGTATGGGTTCCATACGATCGGAGCAGTTAGCTTCGATACAGCAGCATATTGTGCCAGATATGTAATGAAAAAAGTAACAGGTGACGCAGCTGCGTCACATTATCGAGAAGTAGATCTCGAAACCGGCGAAATAATAAATGAGATTAAGCCGGAATATTGTACAATGTCCCGTATGCCGGGCATTGGATATGAATGGTATCAGACTTATGGATACCATGATTGCCATAAACATGATTACATTGTTATAAATGGCTATAAAGTAAGACCACCTAGGTATTACGATAAGTTGTGTGAAGAAGGATTCTTCGCAAAAATAAAGGAAAGACGCGTAGAAAACGCGGACGAACCCATAATTAATTATGGGGAAGAAATGGACAGACTTTGGGTGGAAGAAGAAGTAAAAATAAAAAAGCTTGAAAGATTAATAAGAAACGTTTAGCGTTTCTTAAACTAACTAGGAGGTAGTAATGAAAAAAGTATATTATGCAGTATATGATAGAAAAGCCGAATTGTACTCAGCACCGTTTTTGGAAATCAAAGACGGTACAGCAATTCGAGCAATTCAAGATTTGGTAGTCAATTCACCAGATCATGCTTTTGCAAAACATCCATCGGATTTTAGTTTGCATAAGCTAGGTGAGTTCGACGATGTAACAGGAGTTATTACAGGTCAAATGCCTGAAAAACTCCAAGAAATTGAAAATCTAGTAGGAGAGTAAGATAATGCTAGGCGGTCGTATGGGCAATTTGCCAACAGTTATGGAGCACGAATTTTCAAGAGTGCCAAAAGCTGAAATTCAGCGTTCAACATTTAATCGGTCTCACGGACTAAAAACAACATTCGACGCAGGGTATCTGGTACCAATATTCGTCGATGAAGTAGTGCCAGGCGACTCGTTTAATTTGCGAGCGCATGGGTTTGGCCGTCTAGCTACACCAATTTATCCTGTAATGGATAATCTATACGTTGAAACATTCTTTTTCTTTGTACCAAATCGGTTGATTTGGGATAACTGGGAAAAATTCAATGGCGCTCAGGATAATCCTGGCGATAGCACGAGTTATTTGGTTCCACAGTTAACACTGGGGTCAGGGGTCAGTATTGCAGGCGATAGCCTGTATGATTATATGGGATTACCAACAGGTGTGAACGGCATTGCGTTCAATAACCTGCACGGACGTGCCTATAATCTTTGTTATAATGAATGGTTTCGTGATGAAAACCTTCAAGATTCAGTCACAGTAGATAAGGGCGATGGCCCTGATAATATTAGTGACTACACGCTGCTTAAGCGTGGAAAGCGGCATGACTATTTTACGTCATGTTTACCTTGGCCGCAAAAAGGTGATGCAGTGTCGTTGCCGTTGGGTACGTCTGCGTTTCTTGCGCATGACGCGCCGGCAGCTGATCAATATGTGACAGTTAAAGCACCAAATATTGGTGTTAGCAATTATGTTTTAGAATCAAATGCTACGTATTTGGAATCGGGCACTGTTTCGCCAGGAACGGCTTATCCGTTATACGCGGATTTGAGTGATGCAACGGCAGCAACAATTAATCAGTTGCGGGAAGCATTCCAAATTCAGCGTTTGTATGAGCGCGATGCGCGAGGTGGTACACGTTACACAGAGATTTTGCAGTCTCATTTTGGTGTTACGTCACCAGATGCACGTTTGCAGCGTCCAGAGTATTTGGGTGGCGGCAAAACACCGGTTTCAATGCAACCTATTCCGCAAACATCGTCGACAGACGCAACATCGCCACAAGGTAATTTGTCAGCGATGGGAACAGTAGGTGTTCAAGGTCATGGATTTAGTAAATCATTTGTAGAGCATGGCGTAATTATCGGCATGGCCTGTGTATTTGCAGATTTAACTTACCAACAAGGTATGAATCGGATGTGGTCGCGGCGCGATCGCTGGGATTTTTATTGGCCAGCGTTAGCACATCTTGGAGAACAGGCAGTTCTCAATGAAGAAATTTACACACAAGGAACAAGTGCAGACCAAGATGTTTTTGGATATCAAGAGCGTTATGCGGAATATCGCTACAAGCCGTCACAAATTACAGGTAAAATGCGGTCGAACGCTTCAGGTAGTTTGGACGTATGGCATTTGTCCCAAGACTTCAGTAGCGTGCCAGTGCTCAATGCATCGTTTATTGAGGAAAACCCGCCAATTGATCGGGTTGTAGCATTGCCATCAGAACCGGATTTGTTGTTTGATTGGTATTTTGATATGAAATGTACACGTCCAATGCCAACTTATAGTGTTCCAGGTCTTATAGACCATTTTTAAGGTATGTTATGGATATTAAGTGGAATATCGTTATTAGTGTTATTAAGCGTATCGCATTGCCTATGGCAATCGGTTCGCTTGTTCTTTGGCTTATGTCTCACGGCTTTGATGACTGGGTGCCTGTTATATGTGGTGCTGCAGACAATCTTGGCATCGTAGTTACG